ACGTCCAGGCCAGAGAAGCGTCACTACGAAGGCGAATAGCATAGTATGGTGTCTCATTGCTTGGCAGTGTTACATACTGCGAGCTTGTAACTGTCGTGCTATCGCCATTTGTAACGCTGGTGATGGCGCATAAGTCCTCATCCAGCCACAGATCGGAGCCATCAATATGGTCCCCGCGTGCGTCAAAGTTTCGGGTGGCATCGGCCGCAGCCGCAAACTTGCGCCGCGTGTACTTCTCGATACCCTCACTGGCCCGGTCGATTAGCCCACTAATCAGGGCATCATCGCCGCTGCCGCTAATGTCCAGGTACTGCGTTACATCGTCCACGGAGCAGTAAGCTGCCATGTCATCCTATGCCGCAACCACGCTTGCGCTCGCCGACAGTGGCAACCACAGGCAGTAGAAGTTAATCTTGCCCGCCGTCAGGTCAGCCGTGCCGATGGTCATAATTACGTCTTGCCCGTTGCTCACAGCAAAGGAGCGCCCCGTAAGGTCAAGCTGCTCCAGGGTGGTAGTCGGGCTGGCATCGTGCCACAGTTCATTAGCAATCAATTCTGTGGCCGTAGACTGCGCTATCAGCGCTGCCGTGTTGCCGCTCACGCCCACCTCGATGGTGGCCGTCGCACCCTCGCAGGCCGTCTCGCACACGCCAAGAAAGGCATGGATGAGCACGTTGCCCGTGACGGTGAAAACCGTGTAGGCTGCCTGGCTGCCGGTGTCGGCTGCGAAGTCATAGTCACTTAGCGCCGTCCGCGCCACACCTACATCGTCGGCAAAGGTAGCGCCGTCAATTGCGTCATCTGCAATCTCAGACGCCGCTATGGCACCGGCCGCTATCTTCGCTGCTGTCAGGGCGTCGGTGGCAAACTCGCTAGCGCCAATGGTGGCGCTTATGGATGTTCCGTTCAGTATTGCTGCCATAATTCACTTCCACATCGAGATATCGAATCCAGCACTGAAGGCCATGTTATTGGCTGAGGCATTTACCACACGCACCCGCACATCGGCTTTGGTGCCAATGCTGATCGGCCAGGAGAATTCCTCCTGCCAGCCACCATCAGAGCTCACAGTAATCAGCCTGTGCGTGCGCCACGCGCCGCCAAAGTGCAGCACCTGCAAGGCCAGCGTCCCATTGCCCGACACATTAGCCGCGGCCCGACCCCACCAGCGGTCAATCTGCGCCGCCTTGTAAACCTTGCCTGTAACGCTGGTGGCCGGCGTTGTGTAAACCGCCATGAGCGTCTGGCCAAAGTCGTCAAGGATGCCCGCATATTTGACAGCCGGCACGCCAGACGTAATGGTGCCTGTGCCAACCCAGATGTCATCATCGTTCGTGCCCACACTGCCAGAAGTCAGGACGTAAGCCCTAAATACCCGCAGTAGATTGGGACTGATGGCTACACCTGTCTGGCCATTCATGGCTATGTCACTGCTAACAACCTTGTAATCAGCGTCCAGGCCAAGCACGCGCACCGTGTTGGCCCCCGTGCCGCCGCTGGCGTCGTTGCCGCTAGCACTGGAGATCTTCATAGCTACCGCCGAGGCTGGGAAGGCATAGGCGCCGGTGCCGTCCCACACTTCCTCATTGGTGTCGGCGTTGTCGAAGTCAGGAATAAACCCAAACTTGTGCATGAAGTCGCGATGACCATCAGTCGAACCGCGCCCGCCATTAAGCGTGGCACCCATTGCTCACACCATCTGCGCCGTTATTTGCACGCCAAACGTGCCGCTATCGGTGTTGGCGTAGGCCACGTCTATGGCATCGCCGCCTTCCAGGAGCATGGGCTCATCGGGGAACCAGGCCAGAGCGGTAGTGCTACCCGCTGACAGGTCCAGGGAGTACAACAGGGTGTCATACTCAGAGCCAGCATTGGCGTCCAGGGTGATGGTAAGATTCTCGCTCGTGGTAGGCGCTGCGCTCATCTTCACCGTGACAGATACCAGCCGGTAAACGTACCCGGCTGGTACTGCCAGTGAGGCATCAATAGCGCCGGCGGTGCCCGTTGAATTAACTTTGAACACGCTAGCCATTGCCGCCTCCTAGTTGCGAATCTGAATGCACCGCGCCCACGCCACCTGCATGGTGTTGGCTACTGCCTCGCCAGTCAGGAAAGCGATTGTCGGCGTCAACTCTTCGTCATCCTGGAAGTTGGTGTCGGAGTTGGCCACACTGGCCGCCTCCGTACCATTGACATACGCCGTGGCATTAACCCCGTCGTAGTAGAATTCCAGAGTGATGTCGGTAGCATCGCTCATCGTGGCCACACTGCCGGCGCTCGTCTCGGTGGAGTCCTTCTCGGTGATGAACTGCACGGTTGCAGCCTCATCAACGGAACGGAAGTACACGCCGTCAGCCACCGCCGCGATTGCAGAAGTGTCCTGCACCGCCAGCCCCACCAAAAAGTCGGACTGGTCCACATCGGCCGCCTGTAGCTTGATGCCAAAGTAGGTCGGATAGGCCGCGTCGAACTTGAAGGCTTCACCATTCTTGAGTTGCAGGTTAAGCCCGTCGTTCTCATTGGCCGCCGCCGTAATCAGCAAAGCGCCACCCGCCGCCGGCGTGAGAGCCGCGGTGCTGGTGCCAGCACCCGCCTCCACCGGGGTGTGGGTGTACGCGGTCAAGTCGGTTGTGGTATCGTCGACATTGAGGTACACAAAGTCCTCAATCCACTTCACCACGTTCGGCCCAAACGCATCGTACAGTCGCCAGTTCAGCTTGGTGTCTCGCAACACCAGTGCGTCGTTAAGGGTTGCCCATTCAACTGCCATATCAGCCTCCCTTATGTTGCCACTGGTTCGAGGATCGCATTCACGTCAGCCGCAGCATCTACGTAGAAGTTTTGGGCCAGCGCCATAGCCGTGGCTGTGATGCCATTGGCCTGAGCTGCCCCGCCACCTGCTAGATTACGCATACAGATGCCCGTGGCCGTGGCCGCGAAGCTAATACAAGAATCGTTGTCGCTGGCCACGTTGTAGATTACGTTGTCGATGATAGTTGCGCGTGTCACCACGCCCGCCCCACCAATAGCCATCGTTCCCCAGTCGCCCAACAGGATGTTGTCCCTGACGATGTGACCCGTGCCTGTGCCGGCGAAGTTGACGAAGTGTGTGCCGGCCGTATCATAAAGATCGGCCTTGCAGCCCTCAATTATCATCCTGTCAGAGCCCGCCGCCGCTGCATCTTGGATACATATCAGCGGGTTCTTGTCGGCCGCACTCTGTGTGAAGCGACAATTGCGGATTGTGAAGTCCGTGGCATTGACATCAATCAGCGCCACAATGTCATCGATGGCACTCACAAAATGAATGTTTTCGATGGTGACACTGGCGGCGTCGATGTCGATGTCTACACTGTCGATGGTGCCAGCGGTCACGGTCGGTTGCAACGTGCCGTGCCCCAGGCCAATCAACGACAGGCCAATCTTGTCCAGGTCCAGGTCGCCAGCAGCCGCCAGCGTCTCGGCATGGCCGGGCATGGCGTAGATTACGTCGCCCTGGCTGGCTGTGCACTGACTGACTGCGTAATCGATAGTGGCAAACGGGGAGTCGGGATCTTTGCCAAAGCCCGCCGTATCGCTTGCCGCGCTGTGCCCTGAGTCCACAAAGAAGATGTCGCCGGGGTGTTCCTTGATGTCATCAATGGTGAACACGCCACCCGATTGCTTCCGTGAGAATAGGGCTGTTCTGTTGCCCATGTTTATTTATCCTCTGCGGGTTAAAACCGCTGTAAGGTAGGGCCAGGGTGGTTGGTCCACCCCAGCCCGTTGCCAATAAAGGTGAATATTAGGTGATTGTCGTCACATTCTGCGGGCCGTAGCGCAAGCCCTCGAGGATGTACATCACACCACCCAAGACGGCCGCATTGGCCGATTCCGTGGCAGTGAGACGGAAATACTCGTAGCCTTCCTCGGCCAGTTCGGCCGGGTCCACGCGCAGTTCGTAAACCTGCGCAGAGCCCGCCGTAGTGGTGAAGCCAGCCGTGGTGGCCGCCGTCCAATCACCGAATACATCCGTTGCCGTATTGATACGATACTCAAACGGTACTGCGGTGGTGTTGGATGGCGTCACGTTGTCGCAGGCGTCAACGGTCAGCGTCGAGGTGCCTGTGGTGCCAACACCCTGGTAATACAGGATGGTGATAGCGTCACAGTTACCCTTTGCCACGTCGCAATTGACGGTGCCAGCGAAGGCGTCGGCGATGGGCGCAAGGCCCTGAACAAAGTGCTTTTCGTTGTTAGCCATTTTCGCTTAGCTCCTTGTCGCCAGTGTGATTACAGGCGCTACAGTGTTGCTGCCCTTGAAGGGCGTCAGAGCGCTGTCCCACGTTGGTTGACCGTCAATGCGCCAGAAGAAGCGGAACGTCTGCTCGCCTTGCGTGAAGCGCACGTGGATCGAGGAAGCGGAATCAATCCCGCCCTTCTCAATCATCTGGTACTGGCTGGGGTCAACCAGCACAATGTCGCCTACGGTGCCCAGAGTGGCCATATATTCATGGACAATCACGGGCCGGCCGAAGAGCGTGCCGTAAGGTGCGCCGCTGATGCCGCCAGGAGGCGAAAAGACCAGCGAGCCACCAGTGCCCACGTCCCGGTTAAGCCCGAACAGTTGCGGCTGTACGTCCTGGTTGATAAGCCAGATGGAGTTGCGCTGCGAGCGAGCCCACAGTCGCGACCACATCTTGTCCAGGTTTTCAGTAACAACCGTAGTGGCTGCCTGGCCAGTTTCCTTGGCCACGCTAACCTTGCCGTTGCCCTGTAGGAATCCCAGCGGCGTGCCAGACCCATCGCCATTTACGATGGCGTCCTCTACCAGGAAGCGGAGCTCCTCTGGCAGCAGGCGCATCACGTAGGATTGCAGAGCGCTGACATCGGACAGCAGTTCGTCGGTAGCGTAGACGAGGGCGCCGGCTTTCTTGAGCTTCAGTTCCATCGTGCGGAACGTCGGCGAGGAAGCGGTCACGGCGCTGTTCTCAGCTACCCAATAACCACGCACACCACCATGCCGGCTACCGGTCGCCCGGCTCGTCTCGGCATCGGCGTAGTAGGTCATGCCATTGGCGTTAGGGCCAACCTGGTCAACCGCAACGCGGCTGAGCAGTTGCCCACTCTCATAAACTCGGCTCAGGATTGAGTTGTTGCGGTCGCTGTCTACCAGGTAGCCGCCCGCTGGCCCTGAGCTTTCACCCAGGCCAGTAGGGGATGCCTTGTACGCTTTGGCCGCACTCAAAGAGCCGACTATTTCGGACCCAACAGCTTTTGCCATGTTGAAGCCGCCCTCATCCATCGGGTCATTAGACCGTGTTGGAAGCAGGCGCGGGTCAACGCGGCCAAGCGGCACGTCCTTAACAGCCATAAGGAACTCGCCCAACGTAAACTGATTGCCCTTCAAGGCGCGGTCGGCTTCGTCCTCAACCTGGATACCAGGATGGGTCTTAGCTGCGGCCTTGTCGGCTGCCTCTGCCGCCTTTTGCTCTCTTTCCAGCAGAGCATTGACAGCGGAGGCCATCGCCTTCACGTTGGTGTCTAGTTCCTCGAACTGTTCAGACGTGACGACATCAGGCTGCGGAGCCTCTTTTGTTTCGTCACTCATTTCAAGTTCTCCAGTGATAGGTTCTTTGGTTCTTTTGGCGGTGCTCACCTGTTCCGTCGCGGATGCGTCGTGGCTGTCCTGGGCCACCTCTAGCAGAGCCGCCTCTAGGTTCGGGTAGGCTTTCGCCAGGCTCTTAAGCTGACTCACGCCAAGCGTTCTCGGCTCGGCAGGAGTAGCGGTAAGACTAAATTCAACAATGGGCCAGCGGGTGATGTTCTTTCCCTCACGCCGCGCAAGGTGGCCCACGGTGCCAGAGCTGTAGCCAAGCGCGCCTTTGGCGATCAGCTTTTCCACGCCGGCCATGTACTCGGCGTGGCGGTGGAGCTCCGATTCCACCCATATTCCAATGTCGTCTACTTTGATGTCCTCATTGCCCACCATGCCCATCGGGTCGTCCATGCCAGGGCGTAGGGAGTGGTCGTAGAACACAGGCTTGACGGGCACCATGTCAAGCATGTAGTCGGTGCCCTTGGTGAACGTCTCGCCCTCCAGGTCGCGGCCACCGAAGATGACACCGTAGCCGCCAACCTTTAGCAGGTCATCAGTCTCGCTCAATACTTTGATAGCGGTGGAGGGCAGGGCGTCCAGGGTGGTGGTGGTAGTATCGTCGAGCGATACTATGGGAGTGGTTGCGGTTGTCGTTTCGTTTTCGCTCATAGTCCTAAAACGCAAAAACGCCGCAGACCTCGTATTGAGGTTCTGCGGCGTGGACGGGATTCTCTCAGCCCGCGTGGACCGGCTTCAGGTCGGTTATTTAATTGTGACTATCTTGCGGCGCTTGCCCTGCACTTCCCAGAGCACATGGAGCATGTTGATGATTCTGCGCTCGAAGCGCGCCGCCTGCTCTGGTGACATCAGTATAACATAATCGTCAGGTATTGTATAGGTGGGCGTCGGCTCGCTCACTTCGCCAGCTCCTGCAACCACTCACTACCCACATCTCGCAGCGCTATAACTATGGGGTCCACCACGAGTGCGTCATGAACAGTGCTACTATCATGACGCACACTCTCTTCCTCGGTAGATTCATCATATGTATAGACAAAATAGAAATAATCACCGACAGTAATGCGCGCGAGTGATGATTGCCCCCGCGTCAGGTCAGGATGCACTAGTAGCCAATGGGAGGTCATATCGGTACTCACTTTGCCAGCTCCCGGTCGATGGTGCGTTTGAAGATGGCATTGATGCGGGGCGTGACTTTCTTGATAGCCGTGCGGTCAGTGATCCAGCCCGTCGCCTTATGGAATCCCCGCTGTCGTCGCCACTCCTGCACCCAGGGCGCGTAAGGGGTGATGTTGCCCACCTCGCCCCTTATGCCGTTGGCCAGTTGGATTATCCTGGTGGTCCAGCTTGAGCCTAGCCTAGTGGTGCGCCTATACGTAGAGTGAGCCGGCTTCGGGGGATAGTGCGCCATCTCATCGCTCAGCAAGCTGGTGGCCTTCACCATCGGCGGCCGCAACTTGCGCTGCATCTGCTCAACGTTTTTGAGCTTGCGCATGAGGGCGTCCATGCCCTCAATTTTGACTGTCATCTTCTATGGCCTCGAACTGTATGCCGTTGTCACCTGGGTAGGGCTGGCGGTGGTCGTGGTGGTTATACAGGATGGTGAGCGGGATACCGGCAGGGAAGGCAGAGCACAGCTCATCTTTCAGGTAGTGCCGGCAGCCGTAGCATTGGGGGATTTTCACCGATCCAGCCTCGCCAACGTAGTAATCATCGTCTGGTCTTGGCATCATCCCACCTCTTCCATGTGAACAACGGGCCGGCCTCTATCGTCGGTGCTGAAGCCCGTCACTTTAAACTTGGCCCCCCGATTGAATAGCACTTCGTCCTCTTCGGGATATTCCGAGATGCCATCAACGACGCGGCCACTCTTTGACTTCATCTCCATAATGACGCCGCCCTTGTCGCCACCAGGCGTAAAGCCCTCAGCTATCTTGCGGTCAGTGGCAGTTGATGTGAAGGAGGGCATATGGATCGGCTCGCCCCCTTCTTGCGCCCGCTTTGCATTTGCTATGAACTTGTCGAGCTCTGCCGGCTTGAATTGCATACCACGGTACACATTGCCATCATAGGCAGGCAGCCGAGTGAGCGCCGATGATGTGTTGCTCAATACATTCTGGTGTAGCGCGCTCAGGTCAGCAACCTTGCCATCTCGTAGGGCCGCATTAATCACTTTATAATCCTCCGCTGTGTACGCCTCCAGAGCAAAGCGCTCCGTCCCCTCAAACGCCAGATAGAAGTGTTCCGGGTCTTCTACCCACTCCCTACCCTTCTCGTAGTCCGTGACCACAAGCGGCGCATCGACTTCTACCGGTCGCTCTAGTGCTATCACAGACTCATCAATGGGCTGCTCTCCCAACCCCACCGGCCGCTCCTCTGCCCCCTCAACCACTGGTGTTAGCCAACATCTACAAGCCGGGTGCGCCGGTGGCCGCTGCACTACCATAGCCGCGCCGTTGTCGCTGCGGTTGGCCTCGAATTCACCCTCAATCGATACAATCATATTGTGGAGCGGCCCGCAAATGGGGCATACAATTTCATCATTGGCGGTATTCCAGCGGTGGCGCTCAATCACGCCACTCTCTTTCCACGCCTCGACATTGCCGGCGGCGAAGGCGTTTGTCACTTCTGTGGCGGCAATCAGGTGGGCGCGGCGCTTGTCAAACATGCCCTCAAGCCTCTTGCGTAGCTCGGGCATACTCTCAGGAGATTCTATAAAGCGCGCTACTTCTTTCTGCACACGGCGCACCCTGGCCTGGGTAAGATCCTTCAGCAGCGCCCCGGAGTTGTCCAGCGCCCACTCTGCTGCGTTGTTGTTGGCCAGCTCCCAATTGATGCCAATAGCGCCCTGCTTAATCGTGCCCAGTACATGCCGCTCCACCTGCTCGCGGCCAAAGTCAGCGCCGGCCACCGCTACCGTCTGCAACTCAGCCACCAGCACCTGCTCCACCCGCCCCAATATCTCAGGGTCAGCCAGCCGCCGCTCCATCTCCTGCGGGTCATCGGCTGTCACACCCTTGGAAATGTCACGCCACCAGCGCCCCAGGGCAGCACCCACTGCCTGCTCAAATTGTCGCTCCAGCCGCCGCATCTGGCGGCCGTCGGGGTTTAACTTGTTACGGGTAGCCTTGCCAGTCGCGAAAGGGGGCATCCTGGCCGTCGACCACCTCCGCAATCTCTGCCTGCGTGAGAATGTCGCTCTTAAACGGCCGCTCTAAGTGGTTGCCCTTGCGCACAAATGCCTTGAGCCTGCGCCGCTCCAGCGTCTTGCGGTCATCGGGCTCCTGCTCTTCTTGCTCCTCAAACGCCCGCTCATCTGGCACCTTGGGCGGTGCATCCATCGGCCTGGGGTCGTCGCGCTCCAGCTCCATGCCATCGGGCACGTGCATACCTAGCACTTCCACTATCGTCTCTGGCGGCATGTTGGCCGCATAGAGTTGGGCGTAGGCAATCGAGCGGTTGCGCTCATCTTCCTGGTTGACGTTTAGCGCCTGCGCATTGAACACCAGCTCATAGCCCTGGTCCTTGAGAACGTGCTTATTAAGCGCCCGTGCAATGCGCTGCGCCTGGGGTGCTATGCTGTCGTTGATCCAGTTCTGCGTCACCCTGTCGTGGGTGCTCTTATTCGTGCTGAGCCGCGGCTGCATAATCTCACGCGGCACCTTATAGGCGTTACAAATGTCGTCAGCTTTCAGTCCGGTTAGCTCGCCCAGCACCCATTCCTTGACGCTGGAATTGAGCTTCTGCAACTTCAATGCGGAGCTGAGCACCTCCACCTTGCCCGCCTTCTCTACGCCGCCGCGCAGCATCCTGGTGAGCCAGCCCCTGATGCGCTTCTTCTCTGTCTCGCTGGGCATCGTCTCAGCCGTCACCAGCCAATGGTCAATGGCGCCACGCTCGAAGAATTGCGCCGCCGTCTTGGTGAGATTCTTCAGCACCTCGGCGGCATCCTTCACGACGCTGGCCGGCGGCGTGCCTGGCCCCATTTCCTTGAGCCCCGGCAGCCACACCCAGCCCAGGTCATCGCTCATGCCATCCTTGACGGGGTACATCTTCCACTTGGCGCCCAGCGTGCGCTTGAAGCCCACCAGCCCCATTGCCTCGCTCACTTCAGGGTGCATGGTGCTAGGCTGCAACCACATCACGTCATCTAGCCGCTGGACCTGTCGCACCTTGAACCAGTAGGCTGCCCCGTACAGGTCAAGCGCCAGGCTGGTCTGGTACAGTAGCCGCTCTAGGTCCAGGTCGAAGGGGAGATCCAGCGCCTCTACAGGGTCGCCTGCCTGGTTATGTACCTCAAGGGGCAGGCCGCTGATGGCCTCTGCCCGCGTCTGCTGCACCGCGTACAGCCACGCCACCTCGCTGTATAGCTGCATCACCTCGCTGTCTGCCACGCCGCCCGTCTTGGTCCATGCCTCGGGGGGCAGGTCCAGCAAGCTCACCTTAGTTGCCCCGTTGGTCAGTATATTCTGTTTTGTTATTTGCATTGTCTCACCACATTAGCCAACCCGTATTGCCGCCCCATAGCATTAACGCCCGAGCTACCACGGTGTCATCATGCATTCCGGCGGGCGCACTGTATTGACTGCGATTAGTTATGGCGCTTGTCTTGCGCTCGTATGATTCAAGCTCTGCCGTCGCCAGCGGCACATCTAAGAATTGGAACTCGGCCCGCTCAAACGAAAGCGCCATGTTCTCAATGAGCGGCGGCTTGCTCGTGGCCGTTGTCTGAAACGGCATAACTGGCAGCCCCGCAATCTGTAAGTCCTCAATTATCGGCTCGCCCATTGCGTTTGATTCGGCCACAATGCGCGACAGTGACCACCGCTCGAATATGTTTTTCACCCTCTCCCGCTGTATCGAATAATCAACCTGGTGCATGGTTGTCAGCTCTACTTCCACGCCGCACTCCATGCAGCCCACGCTGACGGCCGTCCTATCCTGGCGCTTGCCCCAATCACAGCCGGCCATAAGCGTATGACCGGCGTGGTCCTCTGGCATGGCATCCAAGGGGGCGTGCAGGCTTTCGTCTATCCTGTTAAACACCATGCCTTCTGAATCTAGGAATTCGGCAAGCACCTCTTGGCGATACATGTCATCGCTCATGTCAGCAGTTATTTCTTCCAGTGCCTCTTTGCTGAGATGTGGGTTGTCATGACTGGTGAAGTGCCACGCCTGCCAGCGCCCGGTGTCGTCACCCTTTGCCCTGTTGTAGAATGTAAAGGCGTGATTCTTGCGCTTGGGCGTGAAGATAAAAACAGCATCGCCGTCATTGTCCAGTAGCATGGGCGCACCCACGGCATCCCAGGTGCTAGGATTCATTAGGCTGAACTCTTCCAGAATGAGCAGATCGGCATAGTCACCGCGCAACGTGTCGGCATCCCATGCGGTCTTGGCTCGGATGCGCGGGCCTCCTGGCAATTGCATCAGGCGCTTAGTCTCATTCTTGTACACGTGCCCGGCAGCAATGCCCTCAGCAAAATAGCGCTTGCAGTTGTCCCAAAACATCTCGGTCTGGTCTTGGGTAGGGGCAGCATACAGGATGCGCCGCTTTTCGAGCACACGCTGCGAGGCGAGAATAGACACGCCCGTTGTCTTGCCACCACGCCGACCAGCCACGATCACCTTGCGCCTGGCCGCGGACTGTATGAAGTCACGTTGTTTTTGGTGCGGGGTCGGTATCCGCACCTTCACTCGGGTTGTCATAAACCACGTGGAAGGTTACTTCGCCCTCGTGCTCAATCTTCTGCCTGTCGGTGTGTTCACCAGCCATCTCCATAGCCAGCTTGATTAGCTGCGCGTTCTCTTTGCGCGCACCCCGCACCAGTGCTGCGTATATATCGGGCATCGACCAGCCGAAGCCCGCCCGCACCCGCTCCATCACAGCCTCGTGGAAGCCCGGTAATTGCTTCCACTTGCTGAGGGTAGAGGGGTGCACCTTCTGCTGTCGAGCGAAGTCGTTTTGCGTCGTGGCCGTGCGGTTGCCGTCGTAAACGTCCAACGCCAACCACTCGATGAATTTCCTCTGGCGTGGCGACCACGTTTTTTGCGGTTTTTGGTCAGCCATACTTCACGGTTTCAATATATTCTGAACGTTCAAGCGCATTATAACACATGCCCTGCGCCGCCACGTTGATGATGCCAATCGCCAGCGCTCGGTATCCGTTGCCGGGTCTGGAGCCACCGCCGCCGTGGATGTGCGCTTTAATCATGCGGTGGTGTTTCCCCAAAACGCATCATAATTCCGTTGGGTGTCTGGTGTGCGCCCATAGCTTGCGGCCTGAGCTTTTCAGCCCTTACCATTGATGCCCTGGTTACGCCGGCATATCTCCTGGGTTCTGGTCCATTGCGCCGCCACACCCAAATCACACGGGCATACTCGTCAAGCTCTATGTATTCGACGCGCTGCTTCATCACGGTTCTGGCGTCTCCTGTCTTGCTGCCCACTCCCGCCACCACTCGCCCTGGCCAGCCGTCACGTTGTACGGGTTGAAGTGCTTCAGCGTCATCTTGTGCTCAAAGAATCCCTGTGCGCTGGACAGTCGCCAGCCCGCCCGGCGCATGGCAAGGTTGAATTGCTTGAAGGTCCATGCGTCTCTGGTCGTGGCCGTCGTCGTCATAGTCCGTCCGTCTCCTGTGCCGTCCCCATAGTGCTGTAGGCCGAGGTAGGGGAGTGCCACTCTAGCCGGCCAGCGTCTGTTAAGTAGTTGTCACCGTCAATGAGCTCCATGCGCTGCAACTCCCCCACTAGCTTGGGATAGTTGACGGTAACGTTGTCGATGATGCGCGGGGGCAGCTTCTCACGCGCTAGCCTGCCACCATTGGCATGTATGCTGCTGCCCAACTCCAGCCACTGCCGCCGCGTGACACTGAAGTCGCCTATGGTCAGCGTGCCCGGCGAAGTAGATACCATTGGTCTATACTTTTGCGGCTCATCCCGTTGCGGCTTGGGCTCCACAATAACAGCCTCTGTGCTGTGCGACTGCCACACTTCCATTGCCCTGTTGAGTCCGTAGATACCAGCGATGCCACCCACGAACATGGCCAGGCCGATAGCGCCCATGATGCCCGTCACCCTATCGCCGCCATACATGAACATCTCGCCAATGGCCATCACGGTAAGGCCAGCACCCAGGCATGACACCGCACCAAAGAAAGCCCACCACAGGCCCAGGCGCGTGACTGCCGGCGGCTTGGTGCCACGGGCTGGCCGCAACCGCTCAACGGTGTGGCCGTCGCGGAGTGCGCGCTGCTCAAACTTTTCCACTGCTCCACTCTCTACCCATAATCGCCGCAAACGTGACCAACACCAGCACAATCACCGCCGATGTCCAACCGTAGTGCGCCCATAACATAGCCGTGATTATGCCAGCCACGAATAGGGTGAATACGACGGCGGTGGGCCGCATGGTGGCGGTGCAGGTGGCAGCATAATACTTGCCCGCCGGTTCGGTTGAAGAATCCTCTGGTAACGGCGTCAATTCCCAATCGCTCATGGCTGGTAGCACCAGATGCCGCCATCGTCCACTACGTAACAGGTCAAACGCGTCTCGGGGTCAGTGAATCTCGTGACATAAGTCATTGAGCTTACCCGGAAAAGCGCAACGTCCTTCACCCCACTAGCAGGAATAGTGCCTCTAGCGGCCGCCTCATCACCGTCCAACACTATCGGCCCACCACACGCCGTCAACACCAACCCCACAACCAACAACAAAACAATTATCTTTGTCATCGCACCCTCACCGCCCTTGCTGTTATGTATTCCCGCAACTCTGTCAACGTGCCCCGCTTGACTACGAAGGACGTTTTCTCCTGCCACCCCTTCAGCGTGCGCTGTATGATGCGCAGCCCCCAGCGGCCGTCATCCAGCTTGCACGTCTCGATGAAGTGGTTAGGTCGCTTGTACCCGGTAATCTTCCAAAGCTGTTCCGGCCCGTTGTTGTCCAGGCACTTGTGTATCTTGGCCGCGTCCTCACCATGCCGCTTGATGCTGTGCCCGTCGCTTTTGACATTGGTGACGGCCCACAAAAGCACTATGATGGCCACCAAGTACAGTAGCTTTGCGGGCAACCTTAGCGCGACGGGTCTATGTCCTGCTCGTGCATAAACTGCCATGACTGCTCCAGTGTGGCGGGTTGCACCGGCCGGCGCTCCAGGCACCAGCGCATTAGCAGCCAGCCGCAAACGAATCCCAATACGAGGTGTCTCATGACAGCGTCTGCCCCATGCCTCGCACATTGCCGGCGCCAGAGCAGTCAATCACGAAGTCTGCGCTGCCAGCGGATAGCTCTTCCGCCGGGAACTTCCGCTCTATCACTCGCTTAACAGATGCCCCTGTCCAGACCGTAACTATCCTGATATTCAGCGCACCACCCTCGATCCATGTATCTTGGTAGCTCCACTTGGATACGCTCATGGTCCCATCACCGCCCCGGCCCATACCCACAGCAGCCCCCACAGCAGCACGGTGGCCGGTACGCCCAACAGCCATATGGCTAGGAAGGTCAGCGGGTTCTGCGCTGCCAGTCGTCGGAACTGCGCCCATGTTCGTTTAATGAATTTGGTCATCACCACACTCCAGCTTTGTAACTTCGCAAGGCAAGCAACTCACCCCAAACTGATGGCGTGACCAACACACGACGCCCGCATCCGAATCGACTGCTCGGTCAAGGGCCGCGGGCACTAATTCGGTAGTCTCTTGAAGACCTGGATCGGACTGCCCCCACAGCAGCAGCCCAATAAAAAACGCTGATACAATCGCAATGGCCATAATAACCTTCACCGCATCCTTATCAAACATTGCCATAACTCTCCTGCTATTCCCTCACCATAATTCCAATAATCTTGCTAGCGTCTATGGGTATCAACCTACCCTCTGGCACCTCTGGCGGGTCCGGTGGCTCAGGGGGCACCGTGTCATCTACTATGCGCCGCAAGATAAACACGCCGAACTGTGGCCATGTGTTGGGTGTCTTGGGGTAGCCGGCGACGCGCGCCACAATGCCGTGCCTCATGTTTAGCCCCAACGGGTCACCCATGAACATGGCTTCGCTTGCTGACTCATAGTAATTGTCTGCCCGCCTAATCTCAATCTTGTCGAAGTCCTTAAGCCAGTGGCCCAGGTTGACATCAACTGAAGCGTGGCCTTCGGGGTTGAATACAATCACGTCTAGCCTGTCAGGGTCGTATTTGTTAGGACGGGTGATGACGCGGGTGCCAATGTCGGGGTCTATGCCCGCCTCTTCTGCCATGACTGCCGTCCACTCTTCGCGCCCCTCGCCTGTGTTGCGCCGATACACCGCCCCGTCACCACGCCTGGTTGCCACGGCGTTGTACTCCCACGAAGGCGTCCAATCCCCCTCCCACACCATGCAATAGTTATCGGCCGTGGTGTGGTTATTACTGACAGTCAGTGCCCTAAACGGCTTGTCCACCTTGATGCCATTGTTGGCCACGATAGTGTTGCGCAGCACCTCCAGCGCCATGTTCTGCTCGTGCTTGTAGCCTAGCCTGATGCCTGAGCCCTGCGCCACTTCGGGCATCTGGTATATGGCGTTGTCGGTGATGCTCACCATGTCCACGGGCTGGCCGCCACCCACCAGGATGCTAGACTGCATGTTGCCTTCAACCAGGCCGGGATTGACGATGGTGTTGGCTATGACGTGGAAGCCCACCAGCTCGCCCTCAGAGCCAAACAGGTGCAAGCCGTAGCCACTGGGGTTAATTATTATGTTGCTCTCAATGAGCTTCGGATCCTCACCGTCATTCTGCCAGTAGATGCCGTGCTCCTGGGTATTGCCACCACAGGCGTACAGCAGGTTGCCGTATGCCTCGAAGGGGCCGCCACCGATGCCACCGGTGTTGTATAGCACGCAGTTGATTACCTTGCAGCCGATGCCACCGCCCTCGATGGCCTTGTGCCGCCCTGTCTCGTCGGGGTCTGTGCGCCGCTTGCCGCTGCTGGTGATGTGCAGGCCGATAAGGTGCACGTGCCGGGAGTCCATAAGGTCGATGATTGGCGGGCCGGTGTTTTCGCCGCCATCGATATTTCCCCATTCCTCATCACCCTCAGCACACACTATGCGTATGGGGTTATTCAGATCGCCCCTCTGATTGATGCGTAACCGATCGTGCCGCCCGCGCAGCTCCAATGTTGCTCCGGGTTCAAACTGCTCTTCGTACAAAACGGCTGCGCCTTCAGGATAGATTGAGATATTCACTGGTGGGTCGCTAAACGGCTGCCCTCTCAAATCGTCATTGAATGGCATTACTTCAGCCCCCTTATCGCCCTACCCAACGCCTTGCGCCGTCTCACCTGCTGCACACCTGTCACGTCAGCCTCGCGCCATGCCCAGTTTCGGCCAATCTTGCCAATGGGAGTAGCGCCATAGTGCTCCATAGTCCGCTTCACGCTGTCGGGGTGTACGTCCAGCGTTTGCCCTGCCTGCACCGTTGTAACCAACTGTCGTATATCCACCGCTCACTCTCCATCCCTGCACTAGCTGATAATTCCAACTCGGATACCCACCGCTCACATCGGCCGCGATGTCCACATGCACCACCCACCGCTGCCAGTAATCGTTGTACGCCACCTTCACCGCCCCGCCCCGGTCCCTGCACCGGAAGCGCCCAACACCCGGTATGCTTATCACCGCGTCCACTGGTATCTGTGGGATGCAGGCCGCCACCGCCATGTACTGCTCGGGCAGGTTGACAGGCGTGCCGTCTGCCCAATGGCCGCAGTCGCTGTCGCAGTTGATACCGCCGCGGGCCGGGTCGTAGACCGTGAGCAGCACGGGCAGAGTGTGCCAGTCGGGTGGCGCTGTCAACCCAAGCAACCAGGCCAGGTTAAGTAGCAGGGTATTTGTCACTGTTCATCAACATCTTGTCACGGATTGCTTGCTCTGGGTCAAAGCCAAGAACATTGCAAAGCGACAAACAGAATATCATGATGTCGGCTATCTCTCTGTGGGCATAGTTGTCCTTAAGCCATTCGCCGCTCTCAACTTCGGGTAGCCCTACCCACCGCACAAGATGCGCCAGCTCTCCCGCCTCGCTGCAAATGGCCAGCACCAGCGAGCGCGGCGTGTGATATTCCTGCCAATCCCGCGCGTCGTTGAAGCGCTGTATCTCTGCCGCTAGCTCGTTAAGGCTGGACATCGGCGGACTCCTGTCGTGCGGCAGCAAATAGCGGCATGACCTCGTACTGGTTGCGAAACGCATCGTCAACATTCTTGACTGCCTGCCTATAGTACGATGGCTTGAGCTCCACCCCAACACCAAAGCGGTCAGCGGCCACCGCGCCATACACCTCAGAGCCCACGCCCATGAACGGGCTTAATACCCGCTCCCCTGGATTACTCCAGAGAATCACAGTGCGGTCTATCACGTCCAATTGCAACGGATGCACGTGCCGCTCATCCTCGTGGTCCCTAGATTCTTTATAGGGCAGCACGCGGTCAAGCCGCACATCGTCCCAAAATGCCGAAGCATACTGCCGCCAAATCCAGTGTGAATACTTGTTCTCAACCTGACGCCCTTGCCAGTTGCGATAGCGCTGTGCTTCAGCAGGCATTACCCGACTGCCCGCATAATTATCTAATCCTTTGGGGTGCTCAATCGGCACAGGGTTATCACCATCACGCCTGAACACTAAAAGATAATCGGCTGATGCTACGCTGCATCGGCTGGCATCATTTACTATTGTCTGATGCGCGAGACCCTTAGCCATTGTTCGATTGCGAACCGCTAGCGGCTCCTTCCAGATGTGATACCGCGCGTTGTAGGTCCAGCCATTGGCCTCATGCAATCGGATGATGTCACCAGGGAAGTCGCTCAGGCCATCACCTTTGCCCGTGTTGCCTTTGGGGATATCCATGCAATGCACCGCCGTCATGCGACCAAGCATTGTCAGCCGGTGTAATTCCTGCACCACATACCCGTAGTGGGTCATAAACTCGGCGTAGTCCCTGCTGTTGCTCAGGTCGTGTTCGCTTGACGTATACTGGTACAGACCTGCAAACGGAGGTGAATAAATTGACAGGTGTATTGAGCCATCAGGAAACGACGGCATGACTTCCATGCAATCGCCACAGTACAGCGCGTATTTATCGTGTATATCCTGGTCTAAGATAGCCATGTTGGTACCCTCACATCTCTTGTATATGCGTTGAGCCGGTTTACCTCGATGCTGTCTTTCATGTGGGCAACCAACTCAATAAACATCTGGTCAGCCTGTTTCGCCTTCTTCTGTAAATTCTCCTGCACTAACACCTCGCCCTCAGTGGCTACAATATCAACTGTCACGGGCCGCTCTTGTCCAAATCGCCAGCACCGCCGCACTGCCTGATAATATTGCTCGTAGCTATGCGTAGGGAAGAACGTGATATGGTTACAATGTTGCCAGTTAAGTCCCCAGGCGCCTATCTTCGGCTTAGTAACCAGCACCCGCACATCACCATTCGAGAATGATTCGAGACGTTCTTCTTTGACCTCGCTTGAGTGCCGCCCTGCCACTTGTACGGCATCGGGCACCAATCGCTCCAGCCTATCGGCCTCATCATTCAAGCTGGCCCACATCACTACCGCCTCATCAGTACCGTTTGCAAGAGTGGCGGCCATCTCGCAGCGCTCGTCTATTGTGCGGCGCCGCTCTGCCCGCTGCTCCTGCAATCCCACTGCTGGCAAGTTCAGCAACATGCCCGGTGGTGGCGAGTTGGGCTTGACCTTATGCTGCTCAATGTTAAGCGATGGCAAGATAAAGCCGTTGTCGTCATACCCCATGTCCGAAGGGTTGCGCAGCGCCCGCGCCCATGATGCCACCCATCGCCAGAAGGATTGCACCGCATGACCCTTGAACCGCCAGCCATTATCGGCATCACGCCAGCGCCCGCGTATCTGGTGAGTGGTGCGCCGCTTGTTGGTAAAATAACGGCTCAGCATGTCCATGTGACCCAGGTAGCCGAGTGCCTCACTGGAAGTACCCAACTCTGTAAAGTTATTCGGTGCCGCCGTGGCGGTCCCCAATAAACGATACTTCTTTAGCCGCATGAATTCTGTTATCTGCTTGCGGCGCATGCCGTCAAAGGATTTCAGTATGCTGGACTCGTCACAGACCACGCCACCGTATTCATCAGGGTCAAACAAGTGAAGGCGCTCATAGTTTGTGATTACTATGCTGGTGTTGGGCTTGCCCCCACTTGACCGAGCCGCATCTAAACCGAACCGACTCGCCTCTCTCTCAAACTGTGCCCCAACTGCCAGCGGTGTCAGAATGAGGATCGGCTTGCCGGTGTGCTGGTGTACGTTGTCAGCCCACACCAACTCCATAAGCGTCTTGCCCAGGCCGCAGTCAGCAAAGATGGCCGCTCGCCCCTTGCGCACTGCCCACCGCACTAAATCTGCCTGGAAGTCAAACAGGAATGACGGCACAAACTTAGGCTCAAAGCCAAAGTCACCGTCGAGCTGCGCCTTGTTTCGTACGAACCTACCGTAGCCATTATCGCCCATTTTCCTCTCTCCTGCTAAAAGTCTATCGCTTGCCTTGACAGCGGTTTAAAGCTAACGCTATGCGCTTGCCAGAATAGGTCCACCGCTCCGGTCGTGCCGTCCCGATTCTTGGCCACAATCACCTCGGCTACGTTGGGCCGCTCGCTCTCTTCATAGTAGTCCTCGCGGAAGAGAAACAGCACCGCGTAGGCGTCCTCTTCAATGCGTCCCGACTCCCTCAAATCACTAAGCATCGGCCGCTTGTTTTGCCTGCTCTCCACGCCCCGGTTGAGTTGCGCCACGGTGATGCCTGGCACGCCTAGCGTCTTGTACAGTGCCGCCAGGCTGCGTGTCATCTCGCCATATTCCAGGTTGCTGTTTCGGAGGTCGCGGTCTGCCCGCATGATGTGCAAATGGTCGACAATCACCAGGTCCAGGCCATGCCGCCCTTGGAGCTGCAGGCACTTGCTGCGAATGGCCGCCGGTGTCTGGCCTGGAGTGGCGTCAACATACAGCCCACCTTCGCTTATCTGCCCCGTGGCCTTGTACACCTTAGCGACTTGCCCGTCATCCTGCTTCCACGGCGCCTGTACAATCTTGCTGTCAATGCCCGTCATGGAAGCCACCAGCCGGTGCATAATCTGCTCGTGGCTCATCTCAAGGCTAAACATGGCTACCTTCCGCTGGCCCTCAATGGCCAGGTGCCGCGCCAGGTTGAGCACAAATGCCGACTTGCCCATGCCGGGCCGAGCCGCTAGCACGTATTGGTGTGGCCGCTTGATGCCACCTAGCAACCTATCCAGGTCGGTGAAGCCCGTCTCCAGCCCCGCCAACTCTGCGCCGCCATCGCGTAACTGCTCGATAAGCGCTAGATAATCACCCGCGTATTCTCGCGGCGCTTGCACCTGTTGCTGTTGCCGCTGACCACGCACGCCAAATAGTAGCGTCTCCGCTTCGGCCATCTGCCCGGGCAACTCGCCATCGGTGTCATAGGCCAGGGTGGCTATCTGGCCAGCCGCACGTATCAGCCGCCGGCGAGTGGCGTGTTTCTCCACAATGCGGGCGTAGTCCATGAGCGCCCAGGGCGATGGCACGTAGCTCAGCGCGTCGGAAATCACTTCTGGCCAGTTGGTGTGGTCGTCATCCTCAATGGCATCTTCCAGCGTAAGCGGGTCAATCTCCTGCCGCGCCATGCTGAGCCGTAACAAGCCGCGGTACAGGGTGGCCCAGCGGCCAAGGTAGAAATCCTGGGCGCGCAAGAAAGGCGACACCGTGTACAGGCCGTCGGGCTCTGTAAGTATGCAACCGATAATGGCTCGCTCGGCGGCGCCGTCGTAGGGCAAGGGAATATCAGCCACGACGCTTTGGCCATTGCTATAGGTCTTGGTCTTAGTTGGCATGATACGCGTCCATGAATGTTTGCCGCTCCTCTTTGTGGAATTTGGGGTGCGCCTTCTGCCAGCGTGGCCACCCCACCTCTTTGACTGCCCGCACAATTCGGTCGTCGTCTGTGCCCCCTAACAAGTCAGCAATGCCACGAGCATTGCTGTTACGGTTCCAAACTTCATTCCAGGCCGCGTCTGCTTCGTCGGGCTCTGCGCCCCCGGCTTCAGCTTGGTACTTGTCCAGAATCCCCATGAGGTTATTGGAGTTGTAGCCGCTGGCCTTCCACAAATCCCAAATACGCTTGAGCGCCTTTTCATCTGGTTTGTCGCCTAGCGTGTCAATGATGTGCGGCAGGCTGTTGTAGCCAGGCCAGCGCCGCGTGGCGTTGAGCCAGGCCGCAGATGCGGGATGACTGATTAGCTCTTTTTGGCGCTCCGTCTGCGGCGGGGGGTATTCCAGCGGATTGTTCGCGCGCGCGTCAGATCCGGACTCCGATCCTAGATCAGATCTAGAACTAGATATAGAACTAGGTATCGATACCCTATCGATACCGTATTCATACCTATACAAATCCAGCACCCGCCCCTCTGGTACTCTCTCAATATCTGAGGCTATGGCCGTCTGAACCTTCGGGCTCCTTGTTTCATGGTATTTTCTGAGGTTGCGCACCCAAATGACACGGCCATCAAAGTAGACGCGGCCGGCCTCCTCAAAGGCTTGCAGAGCGTTGTTTATGTCGTCAGGGTCTAGGCCAGTATCGAAGGCTGTCACTCTTGGGGGCAATTCATAAATACCAGCTATGCTGGCGGCTTCGTTGGTGAACAGGTA